GGTTGCGCGCGACTCTCGTCATTTTTTTAAGTGTCCCCTAATCGACCCAAAAGGGGACAGGTTGACAGGCGCGGGGGACAAGATGACTGTCCGCCAGCTTGCCGCCGCCCTTGGAATGTCCCCGAACGGGACGCACAAGTGCATCCAGCGCGGGATGCCGACCGACTCCATCGAAGCCGCGCAGTCGTGGCGACAACGCAACGGACGCGCCAAGCTCACCAGCCCGACCAAGGCTATCGCAGCCGCCGCAATCGCAAGCGCGATCACCGCCCCGGCGCAATCGCCCGAAGTCATCGACGCAATGAATCGCCGTGCCGAGGCCGAGGTCGATGAGCCGACAAAGACGTTCACCGATACGGACTCCTGCAAGGAGGCATTAGGCGAGCAGCAGAAACTTCGCCGTCACGCCGCCGCGCAAGTCGCCCGCCTGCACCACTCCGGGGACATCGAAGCCTCCCGCCGCTGGGCGCAGACGCACCAGCAATACTCCGCCAAGCAACTTTCCTACGAAAAGCAGTGGCGCGATTTGATGGAGCGCGACCGCCGCACGATGCAAGTCGAGGACGCCGAGCGCACCTTCCGTGCCGTCCTGCAAGACGTTCGCACCATCGCCGCCTCCATGCCTGCGGCCCTCGCCGCCAAGGTCAACCCGCAAGACCCGCACCTCGCGCAGAAGCTCTTGGAGGAGTGGCGCGATAAGACCCTGTTCAAAGCCATTTATGAAAACCGCAACACTGCCGCTGGATAAGCTCATCCCCTACGCCGGGAACCCAAGAAAAAACGATCACGCCGTCGAAGCCGTTGCCTCCGCGATCAAACGCTTCGGCTTTCGCGTCCCGGTCTTGGCGAAGTCGGACGGCTCGCTTATCGACGGGCATCTCCGGGTCAAAGCCGCAAAGCACCTCGGCATGGAGGAAGTCCCGGTTGTCCTCTGCGACGATTTGAGCGAGGCCGACATCAAGGCGTTGCGTATTTCCATCAACCGCATGGCCGAGCTTGCCGATTGGGATAAGCCGCTTCTCGCCGCCGAGCTTCAAGGATTAGCCGACCTCGGCGCACTCGACTTTAGCGGCTTTGGCGAATCCGACCTCGCCAGCCTATTAGCCGAGACGAAAGAACCAGACGCCCCGGAAGACTTCCCGGAAGTAGGCGAGGGAATCGCCACCGACTACCGCTGCCCGCGCTGCGGCTACGAATGGAGCGGCCAGCCACAATGAACAAGCCGCCGTATCGCGTCCCGTCGATGACGGAGATTGCCGCGATCCCGTGGAACGGCTTTTCTGCCGCCTCGACCTTTAGCGGCTGCGGCGGATCGTCCCTCGGCTACCGGATGGCGGGCTTTCGCATCCTTTACGCAAACGAGTTTATTCCCGCCGCGCAAGATAGCTACCGCGCAAACGCCGCGCCCTATACCTTTCTCGACACGCGCGACATTCGCCAAGTCCAGCCGCAAGATATTCTTGAGAAGATCGGCCTCGCCCCCGGCGAGCTTGATTTATTCGACGGCTCGCCGCCGTGCGCGTCTTTCTCGACGGCAGGCAAGCGAGAGGCAGGATGGGGAAAGGTAAAAAAATACAGCGACAGCGAACAACGCACCGACGATCTTTTCTTTGAGTTCGCCCGCCTTCTTCGCGGCTTACAGCCGAAGACGTTTGTAGCCGAGAACGTCAGCGGCCTCGTCAAAGGAACCGCCAAGGGTTACTTCCTTGAAATCCTCCGTGAGCTAAAGTCCTGCGGCTACAACGTAGCCTGCAAGGTTCTCGACGCACAATGGCTCGGCGTCCCGCAAGCGCGACAGAGGACAATCTTTGTCGGGGTTCGCAATAACCTTGGTCTTGCTCCCGCGCATCCTCGTCCGCTTCCGTATCGGTATTGCCTCGCAGATATTTTAATTGCGGGAGAGAGAAGCGAACGCGAGGCGGACATTTCGTCATACTGCACAGGGAGAGAATGGGAAAAGTTAAGCGAAGGCGAGCAGTCAAAGAAATACTTCAACCTCGTAAAGACCGACCGCAATCTTCCATGTCCTACAATTTGCGCTTCGCACGGAAGTCCTGGCATCGCCTCGGTAACGCATCCGACAGAGAAAAGAAAATTTAGCATCGCGGAAATTAAACGCATCTGCGGTTTCCCCGACGATTTCCGCTTAATCGGAACTTATCCGCAACAATGGGAACGCTGCGGTCGCTCTGTCCCGCCTGTAATGATGTCGCACATAGCCGCGACCATCCGCGACGAAATCCTTCTCAAGCTATGAACATCCCGCGCGATTGGACATTTAAGACCTCGGATGTCGCGGGAGAGTTCGACCGCCACGTGCGCGAGCAGCTTCCGTGGTATGACCTAACGACAGGCGTTGTTGCCCATGTCGCCCGTCACTACATCCCGGAAGGCGGGCGGGTCTATGATATAGGCGCAAGCACGGGGAATATCGGCAACGCCTTGGCCGACACGCTCGCCTCGCGCAAAGCGGAGATTGTGCCGATAGATAACTCGGCAGCTATGGCAGACATATACTGCGGCCCCGGTCGCCTTGTGGTAGCGGATGCCGCCGACTTCGACTATCAGCCCTTTGACCTCGCCGTTCTTTTCCTTTGCTTGATGTTCGTCCCTCCATCAAAGCGCGGAGAGTTTGTCGCTCGCCTCCGTTCGCGCCTTCGTCCGGGCGGGGCAATCGTCATCTTCGACAAATGCGAGCCTGCGTCCGGTTACGTTGCGACTGTCCTCTGGCGTCTTGCGCTTGCGGGTAAGGCGGCGGCAGGAGTCGATGCCCGCGAGATTCTTGCCAAGGAGCTTTCCCTTGGTGGAGTGCAGCGTCCAATTAACCCGCGCGAGATCGAACCCGCGACCGAGATATTCCGCTTTGGTGACTTCGCAGGATGGGTCATAGAGGCATGACACTTGAAGGCCAGCTTGAGCGTAGCCTCCGCGATGTCTTCGCCCCGGTCGATACCCGCGAGGTCTGGCAATGGGCCGAAGATGAAATCGTCCTAACCCGCCGCCAGACGGAAACGCCGGGGCCGTATTCGACGCTGCTCACGCCCTACATCCGCGAGCCGCTGAATTGCTTTGCCGATCCTCGCGTGACCGACCTCGCCCTGTGCTTCGGGTCGCAGACATCGAAGACCACGGCAATGATGATCGGCGCGGCATGGCGCATGGCGAACAACCCCGTGCCGACTATCTGGGTCATGCCGAGCGAACACTTAGCGCGGAGCTTTAGCGAGAACCGCTGGCAACCGATGGTCGATGACTGCGACAAACTCCGCGCGCTTAAGCCTTCAAACGTGCATCGCTTCAAGACGCTGGAGCAGCAATTCCGCGACTGCACGCTGACCTTCATCGGCTCTAACTCTCCCGCCAACCTTGCCTCGCGTCCTGCGGGTTTGTTGGTCATGGACGAAACGGACAAATTCGCCACGCCGAACGAACGCGAGGCCGGGGCCGTGGCCTTGGCCGAGAACCGCACGAAAGCCTACACCAACGCCCTGCGCGTCAAGTCCTCGACGCCGACCACCCCGGAGGGGGAAATCTGGCAAGCCTTTCAGCAAGGCGATCAGCGTTTCTTTTTCGTCCCGTGTCCGCACTGCGAAGCGATGCAACGCCTGCTATGGACGCAAGTAAAATGGGACGCCGCCGCTCGCGGCGATGACGGCGCATGGAACGAGGATGCCGTGCGGGCCTCGGCTTACTACGAGTGCGAGGCTTGCAAAGGACAAATCCGCGACGGACACAAGACCCGGATGCTTCGCGCCGGGGAGTGGCGACCAATGAACCCGAACGCCGCGCAAGGACGCCGCAGCTATCACCTCAATTCGCTATACGCCCCGTGGCGGTCGTGCGGCTTTGGCGAGCTTGCGGTCGTGTTCCTGCGTCAGAAAGCCTCCCTCTTGGGCTTGCAGGACTTTATCAATGGTGCGCTGGCCGAGCCGTGGGTCGATGACGCAGACAAGGCCGAGGAGGTCAAGGCGAGCGCGAGCGATTACATGAGCGGCGACCGATGGGAGGAAGCCGAGTTCTCCGCGATGACCGTGGACGTTCAAGACCAAGGCGGGCGGCACTTCTGGGCCGTCATCCGCGATTGGTCGAAGGACGGACGCAGCCGGGGAAGATGGGCGGGGCGCGTCGAGACTTGGGACGATCTTGAGCGCATCCGCGAGGAAAACGAAATCCGCCCGCCGTGCGTCTTTGTCGATTCCGCCTTTGCCTCGCGCGAGGTCTATTTCGCTTGCTGCCGTTTCGGATGGGTTGCCCTGCGCGGATCGGACAACGAGAGCTTCACGTGGAACGATCACGGGCGCAAAGTGCAACGCGCCTATGCCCGCCCGGAGCGCGGCGATCCCGCAGGCGGGGGGAGATGGGACAGCGGCACGCTTGCTCGTCGCACTTGTCCGCTCATCAAGTTTTCCGCGCCTACGTGCGAAGACATCCTCGACGCGCTACGCCGCACCGAGCCGCCGCGATGGGAGTTCCCGAAGGACTTCCCGCTTGATTGGCACGAACACCTCGCAAGCACCGTGAAGAAGCGCATCCGCAATCCGGTGACGGGCGCGGTCGCGTCGAAGTGGGTGGTCGTGAAGTCCCGCCCGAATCACCTCCGCGACTGCGAGAAAATGCAGATCGTCGCCGCCCTGCTTGCCAAGGTCTTGACTCCCGCCGCCGAGCGTCCGTCAGAGAAGGCGAGCGCGTAAAGTCCCTGTTTTCAAGGGGTTAGGGGGTGCGAAAAAAAGATTAAAAAAGGTGAAACTTTTTCTTTACAAAGACAAGCGGTTGTCTTAAATTGGCGGGGTAATGAGAACACAGAACACCACAACGGGCGCGGGGAACACCACCGCCGCGCAGAACATTTACCGCGCAAGCATCGACACCAAAGTTGTCGGCCACTTCCCCTCCATGTCGGCAGCAATGAAGGTGCTGACCGCTGCGGCGATCAAGTCCGAGTTTGGCTACAACGGCTATGTCGATGTCTTCGATCCGAACGACGAGATCATGCCGGGTAAGGGCGCGGAGAAGGACGGCTACAAATGCATGAGGCATCGCGTGGTCGATGGCGGGCGCGGCAATAGCGGATGGTTTTGGAACGACTAACCGGAGACGAACAATGACTACACTTACCGAACTCGATGCCGCGATCATCGCGGAGGAGCAGGGCTGGGACTACTTGCCCGCCTGCGACGAAACGGAACTGCTGCTGGCAGAGGCAGAGCAGATCAAAGCGGCAGCGACCCCGCAGCCAAAAATCAATCGCAAGCTGCTTCGCCGCGATGCGATCCGTTGGGCCATGCCCCTCGTCAAAGGCGATGAGGATTGGCAGCAAATCCAGTGGGAGCTTGGCAATCACGACCTGTTCTCGCGGTTGGCCGAGGGCATGACCGAGGACGAGGCGAGCGACTACTACATGGGCATCATTCGCTTTTGCGAACACGCCTGCGGACGCAACCAATGACTTCCCTCCCGCCCCCGCAAGTCGGGGGCGGCATGGGACGCCAGACGGCGAACCACAACGAACACAGAACCAATGACAACACTAAATAAACCAATAGCACGGCGAGCGGTAACTCGCCCTGCGGCCTACGGCGTCCGCGCCGAAATGGTCATCACCCTCCACCCCGGAGGAATCATCGGCATCCGCGAAGTCGGACGCCGCAGCAAGAGCGAGGTCTGCTTTGAAGCAGCCGAGCTATACGTCGATGGAGTCCGCCGCCGCATAGCCAAGGAGCGAGCGGAAAAACGCAAAGCGCGTAAGGCGCGGAGGAAGTAACATGAAAGACCACTGCTACCGAATTGTGGTTTCGCACTGGCCCCGCAAGGGCGAACCAAAAGAGCCGCTGTTTTTCGGACAACGCGCATCTCGCAGCCGCCTTCCTTCGTTGCAAGACGAACGCAAGGCAGTTGAAAAAATGGCACAGGGCAAGCCTGTTCTGGATATGTGGACGCCTGCCGCAAAAGGGCAGAACGTTGAGGGATACATTGCCTATCTTGGCCTGTTTGAGCGCGGAGAGTATAAGGGCCGCGCCAGCACCTATCACCATTGGAAAGTTGTGCAATGAACATCCACTCCATCCTCCAAGCCGCCGCGCTATTCAACGCGCAGCACGACTTCGACCTCGACGCCGTGCTCAAGTTCACCGAAGTCGCGGCCCGTCACGCACACACCGTCCAACTTGCCCGCAAGGAGCAAGCCGACCCGCAACTCGTCTTGCCGCTCAACGCGCAGGAGGTCTTGCCATGACCTTCACCGCCCAAACCGGATACAAGCGCAGCGGCCCCGTTGCCATCTGCCAAGACATCGAAGCCCTGCTCGCCGTGCGCGAGTTTAGCTTCGACCTAACCGACGAGGACTTCGTGCGCTACTTTGAGGACCGCACCGGAGTTCGCATCACATGGTCGCCGCGCTGCGGCTACAAGTATCCCAACCCGCCCTTCGCCTGCTCCGAAAAGGAGTGGGCCAAGGTCTGCGCCGACATCGCAGCCGACACCGATACGCCGACCCGCATCCTGCGCGGCAAGCTGGAAGACGCATGGGAGCTATGGCAGGCCGAGCTTGAGCGCGAGCGCGACACCCGCAAGGTCGCTCGCCTCCGGGGCGCGTTCCCTGCGCGGAATGTGCCAGCGACCAAGCAGGACGCCTTGGCCTTGGCGCAAGCCGACTGCGAGCCGACGAACCTTGTGTTTGCCGAGTTCGACGCCGACGAGTATATCGTAACCGCAAGCCCCGCCGCCGTATGAAACCGCACCCACTTGACCGCTACTCGGCCCGCGACCGCGCGATTGGCAAGCGCATCACCAAGTCATTCAACGGCTGGCTCGTAGAGTGCGAGCGGCACGACGAATGGGACGGGGAACCAACGCTGGAAAACGTCAAAGCCTTCCTCGACGATTACGCCGATTGGCAACAGGAGGAGGTCTGGAAGTCATGAGTGACGCCATCAGCAAAGCCGCCGCTGCCCTCGGCAAGAGGGGCGGCAAGGCAGGGACAGGCAAGGCGAAGAAGCGCAGCGCGGAGCATTACCGCTTGGCCGGGATCAAGTCCGGGGAGGCGAGGCGAGCCAAGGCCGAGCGCATGAATACGCTTGGCGTGGGCGAGGTCAATGCACCGCAGTGGATTAAGGACGCGCAGCGCAAGGGCCGCGCTCAACTCAAATACCTCATGCGGAAATACGGACTGACCGAGGAAGAAGCAAAGCGCAAACGATACGAGGAAGAGCATCTCAAGGCCGAGCGCAATGAGGCAAAAGACTCTCTGTAAACCCCCTATTTATAGGGGCTTACAGGGTGGTAAAAAAAGAGGAAAAAAAGATCGTTTTGCCCTTTACAAACACAAGCGGTTGCCTTAACTTACCCGTGTATGAAAAATCACGTTCGCTTGGTTCGCTCGCGCAGATACGCTCCGCGAGTTTTGGGTCGAGGCGCATCCGCCATGTCGCCAGCGCAAGAGACCAAAGCTCAACAGCGTCACTCCTTGGTCACTCGCCTGCTTGCGGAAAATCCTCAGTTAAGCAAGTTGGCAATCGGTGCTTGGCCCGACGCATTCCTTAAACAGATCAAAGCGTTTCTTTAGGCGCGACAAGCAACACGCTTGACAAATAGTTCGCGCCTTGTATAAGTCGCGCCATGCGCGTGACGCTCCGGGGCCGTAATGGCCCATCCAGACACTAAGTTTTCCGATGCCGCCGACTATGCGGAAGCAAGTTGCGGCCCCGAACTTCCACACGATACCGCCGAGGATGTTTTCCTCGACGCCCGCCCGCGCGTCCCGCCACCGCCTGCGTTAGCCGCGCAAGTCGCCCTGCTTAATTGGTGGTCGCTGGAAGTCTTCCGCGAGTTCTGGAAGGACTACGAGCAGCAAGAGGGCGGCGGTCATTCTTCCCGCACCTTCGGGGACGAGGCCGCGATCCGGTTGCTCCAAGCCCTGCAAAACTCGCACGACCGGAAGACGGCGATGAAGGCGGAATGTTATCTAGCCGTCATCAATCGCAAACCAGAGTCGCAGACCGAGATCGCCAAGAAATACAGCGTGACCCGTGCCGCCGTCAGCAAGGTCATCGTCCAGATCAAGGACGAGCTTGGCCTGCCGACCGCTCGCCACATGAAGTCTGACACCGCCCGCGAGTCATATCGCGAGCGCGCCCTGCGCGTTCACAAAGAAAGAAAATCCAAATTATGCACAACACCGACATCCAACTCGTATCACCGTCTCTCGACCTTACGCTCTGCCTTGACGCAGACACTTGCGCCCGTGAGCTAACCCGCTGCGCCGACGAAGCCGACCGCTGCGCGGCCCTTGCTCAAGCCGGGGCCGAGCTTGCCATCCGCCACGCTTGGAACGCTGGCGCGGTTTGCTTGAAGGCAAAGGAACTTGTCCCGCATGGCGAGTTTCAAGCATGGCTTGAGGCCAACGCTGGCGAGCGCGGTTATCGCACCCTCGCCAAATGGATGAAGCTTGCAAAAGTGAATCTAGATGCACTTTTGGCCGAGAACCCTACGCTCAAGGGATTGCAGGACGCTTACGTTGCCGCCGGGGTCTTGCCCGATGCCGAGCCGAAGGCAGACACCGGGGAGGGCGACAAGGAGCGACCGCCCTTCACGCTGACGTTCAAGACCGCTTATCACCATCCGTCCGAGTGGCAACGTGACGCAGCCCGCGACTTCCTCTACGAGTTTGAGCGGTTGGCGAAACTCGCCGTGCAACTCAAAACGGAGTTTGGACTGTGAACGAGCAACGCCCTTCGTCCGCTATCCCTGCGCTGCTCTTTTGCTTCGCTGCCCTTGGCTTTGTCTGGTCGGTCGAGGCCACGGCTCGCGTCCTCATGCGATTGCTTGGCCTTTGACAGTTAGACAGAAGCATGGCGCGTTCTGATTTCTTTGGCCTTCCCGTTGCGACCCTTGAGGCGATGCGGGACGAATACGTTGCCGCGATCCGCGCCGTGGCGAGCAACGGCATGAGTTACAGCATCGGCGGTCGCAGCCTGTCCCGCGCCAACCTCACCGAAATGAAGAACACCTTGGGCGACATCCAAGCCGCCCTTGACCGCGCCCAATCCAAACGCCGCCGAGTCCTTCACGCCGACTTTAGCGGAGTCCGCAGCTAGATGAACCTAATCGACCAGACGATTGCCTTGTTCAGTCCGCGAGCCGCCTTGCAGCGCGAGGTTGCCCGCCAGAAACTAACGGCCTTCAGCCGCTTCGATGCGGCCAAGATCACCCGCGCCCGTCCGCAGGCGCGGATGAATATGCCTGCCGAGCAGATCGGGGGAACTACCGAGCGCATCCGACTGATGAATCGCGCCCGCGACCTAGACGATAATTTCAGCACAGTCCGGGCGATATTGACCCATTTCGTCATTCACACCGCAGGATCGCTTGCCTACCAAGCCCGCACTGGCGACACCGCCCTCGACCAAGATGTTGAGTCTTACCTTAACGGCTGGTTCAACAACTGCGACATCACCGGACGCCATTCGCTCCTTTGCCTTACGCAACTGGTTTTCCGCTCCGTCATGGTGGACGGCGATTGCGGCGTCATCATCGTGCGCGATGGCGACGATCTAAAACTTCAGACCGTAACCGCCGACCGAATCGGCAGGGACATCGACCTTGAGCTAAACGACCAAGCCTATATCGGCGGAGTGCTGATCGACGGCAAGGGGCGTCCGGTCAAGTATCGCGTCTACCAGCGCAACCGCAGCGGGCAATACCTCGACTTTGAGGAGATCGACGCCGCGAACTTCTGCCACATTGCAAACTTCACCCGCTCAGACGAATACCGGGGCCGCTCCGTCCTTGCCCCCGTCCTCAATGACGCACAAGACGTTGCCGATCTGATTGAATACGAGAAATTGGCGGCGAGATGGGCGTCGAGCCAAGCAGGAATCGTTCGCACCGAATACGGCGCGGACGAGGAACTTGCTTCGGTCTTGCGCGGCGAGCGCGATCAATTCGGCAACGAGATCAAGCTGACCGCCTTGGAGCCGGGGCGCGTGAATTATTTGAACACAGGCGAGTCAATGGAGGTGTTCAGCAACAACAACCGCCCCGCGCAAGCCTTTGCCAACTTTGTCCGCTACTTGGAAGACAGAATGTGTCGCGCTATCGGCACATCGGCTCGCGTAGTCCTTGATCGCTCTAGCGCAGGCCCGGAGGCCCGCAAAGACCTTCGCCAAGCCGAGCGAACCTTTGAGTATTGGCGCAGTCAGCTAGAGGCGCAGTTTCTCAATCGCGTGGTGCGCCTTGCCCTCCTCGACGCAGCGGCCAAGCGCATCCTGCCCAACCGCCCCGAAGTTGCCCTTGGTCAATGGCAATGGCCGGGATCAGTCAGCATTGACGCAGGCCGCGATGCCCGCGCCGATATTGAGCTTTGGCGCATGGGCCTTACCACCGCCGCCGAGCTTTACGGCGAGGCGGGTCACGATTGGCAGGCTTCGATGCGCCAGCGGGCCAAGGAAGCGGCCTACATCAACGAGCTTTCGCAGGAGATGGAAATCCTGCCGCAGCAAATCAGCGCAGGCGTGGAGAGCGTTGCGACCGATCCGAACGCTGCGCCGATTGAATCGCCCGTTCAAGCCGAGCCGCAAGCCGAGTCCTCCTTTAGCGTTCCGGGCAAATACGCGCACATCAATTTCAAGCCGACTGCCGCGATGGCCGCAGAAGCCAAGCGTGGCCTTGCCCTGCGCGAAGAACACGGGCGCGGCGGCACGGAAGTCGGCGTTGCCCGTGCGCGTGATCTTTCTAACCGCATGAACCTTTCGCCCGATACAGTGAAGCGGATGCACAGCTATTTTGCGCGGCATGAAGTCGATAAGCAGGGCAAGGGTTTTAGCCCCGGCGAGCAGGGCTATCCTAGCGCGGGAAAGATCGCTTGGCTTCTTTGGGGCGGCGACTCTGGGCAGTCATGGGCTAGAGCGCGAGTCGAGCAAATGGACGCCGCTGACAAGAAAGACTGACCATGACGAACCAATGGGCCAAGGAACAACTTGAAAAGCTCGCCGCAGAGGATGCCGAGTTCAAAGTGCCGAAGCCTGCGGGTGAGAAGAAAAGCAAATACATGAAGCGTTGCATGAGCGATGGCTACATGAAGCAGAAATTTCCCCGCATCGACCAGCGCGTTGCGGTGTGCCTCACCACATGGGGCGACTAATTTAACGGGGGCGTTGCTTCGACCGACTCTGCGGAGTCTGGCACGGGGGCGAAAGCCCCCCGCCTCCACCTTTTGACAGTCAGAGCTTGGCATGACCAAAACTGACTTCGCCGCCCTCATGGGCGAGATCGACACCGAGAACGCCATCATTCGCGGCGTGTCCGTCATCACCGTGGGCGAAGCTCGCGGCCACGGGATGCAAGTGGACGAAGAGACTTTGCGGCAAGTTAAGGCCGCAGCGGAGATGTATTCGGGCGGCTTGAAGGTCAAAACGGATCACTTTAGCGGCTTTAACCAGATTGTCGGAACGCTGAAAAACTTCGTCATCGACGGCGATCAACTCCGCGCCGACCTCTATCTTCTCAAGGCGCATGACGCCACTGAGCGCATCTTGGAGATGGCGCAACTCATGCCCGACACGTTTGGTCTTTCGATTAGCTTCTCCGGTTCGCACGAAGAAGTTGGCGACACAATGTTTGCTCGCTGCACCGAGGTCTATTCTTGCGATCTCGTTGATTCCCCGGCTGCGAACCCATCGGGTTTGTTCTCGGCCAAGGTTGACAGCGAGAAAAAGGCTATGGACGAAAAGCAATTTTCCGAGGCTATCGCAGCCGCCCTTGCCCCGATCAACGAACGTCTCTCCGCTTTTGAGGCTTTCATCGGTGAAGCAACGACCAAGTTTGAAGCTCTCGCAATGAAACCGGAGATCGAAGTCGAGATCACACCGGAAGACGAATCCAAAGAGGACGAGGAGAGCAAAGAGGACATGAGCGCGAAGCTCGCCGCCGAGTTGGCCGAAGTCAAAGCCCTCGTTGCTAACTTTGGCGCGAAGCCCGTTGCCGCTCCGGTTGCCGTCGAAGCCCCTAAAGCCGACGAGCCGAAAGTCCCGACCAATTTCTCTGAAGCCCTTGAAGTCGTGAAGGCCGAAGGTCTGAGCGGTTCCGCCGCGACTCGCGCCGTCATCGCCCGCTTCCCTGATTTCTACCTCGCTGCCCGCAGCGAAGGCATCCGCACTCTCTAACCTAATCAAACACTATGGCATCCCAAGTTGACTCCACTAATCGCTCGTTCGTCGCCACCAGCGCGATCAGCGCGTTCCGTCTCGTCAAGATCGACTCGACGGAGAATCAAGTTGTGGCCGCGACAAACGGCGCAGCTATCGGGTTCACGCAGGAGGACGCTTCGGCCTCCGGTGTTGTGAACGTGAAACTTTTCAACCCGACCTACCTCGCCACCGTTTCCGGTGCAGGCGTTGCCGCTGGCAGCGTGGTTCACGCAATCGCTGACGGCAAAGTTGCTTCGGCTGGCGGCGTGACCGTTGGTTACGCAATCGCGGCTGGAACCACGAATGACATCGTGGAGATCGCCGTCCCGCTCAAGAGCTTCTAACCGCTAACCGACTACCACTATGGCATACACTAACAGCAACGCCCTTCCCCGCGCGGAAATCTCGCAGGCCGTCTTTGAAGCGCAGAGCAATTCCAACGCTCTCCCCTTCATCGGCCTTGAAGTTCTTCCCGTCCTCTCCGTTCCTGCTCGCTCCGGTGAGTATGTGAAAATCGAAGTCGGCGGCGGCGAAACCTTCAACAGCGATCACCTAAAGACCGCTCCCGGCACTGACCGCTCGCGCGTCACCCGCCGCTTCACCACGGACAACTACACCACCGCAAGCTACGAGCTTGAGGAGTTGCTTCCGGATGAGTCGAGCGCAGACCTTGGCCGTTACTTCGATGTCGAAGTCTCGTCCGCGACCTTCCTCAACAACTCGCTTCTGATCGGTCACGAGCAGCGCGTTGCCGACCTTCTTTTCGGCAGCGGCATCTCGGCCATCTCGGCTGCGGCGGCTTACACCGCTGGCGCGGCTGCGAACATCGACATCGCTAAAGACGTTGATGACGCGATGGTTGAACTGGCGAAGAAGAACGTCACCGCCGACACGATCATCTTGAGTCTTCCGGTGTTCAACAGGATTCGCCGCTCGACCAAGTTGCTCGACAACATCTTCGGCCCGACCAAGGTTGCCGCTCGCCCTGCCTCCGCGCAGGAAGTGGCAGAAGCCTTGAACGTGTCGCGCGTCCTCATTGGCCGCGCTGCCAAGAATGGAGCCAAGAAAGGTCAGTCCTACTCTGGTAGCTTCATCTGGGGCAACAACAAGATCATCTTGGCTCGCCTTGGTGCGGGTGAGTTCACCGCTGGCGGTCTTGGCCGCACGCTCCTCTGGTCGGAAGATTCCGCGACCCCGCTGGTCACGGAAACCTACCGCGACGAGGCTCGCCGCTCGAACGTCATTCGCTGCCGCCACAATACCTCAGAGAAGCTCATCGACGCTTCCTGCGCTATCGGCATCGACACCAGCTACGCCTAAGTTCTAATTGTTCTGTGTTCACTGAGACCCCGCCGGGAGGCGGGGTTTCTGCTTTTTGACAGTCTGCTTCGCGGCAGATGCCAGATAATCCTAAGATTGCCGTCTGCTTGATTGCAGGCAACGAGGAGCCGCTAATTGATCGCGCCCTCGACGCTGCCTTCTCCGTCACCGACACCGTTGTTGTAGTCCGCGCTATCGGCGGGCAAACGCCCGATCCGACCCTCGACATTGCCCGCGAGCGCGGTTGCATCACAGGGGAATACTTCAATAGCCCCGCAAACGCCGCATGGCCCTTTGTCGATGACTTCGCCGCCGCTCGCAACGAAGCCTTCCGGTTAGGCATGAAAGCCGGGGCGGATTGGCTGATGTGGTTGGACTGTGATGATGTGCTGCCCGAAGGCACAGGCGAGACGATCCGCAAAGCCTGCGCCGAGACGGCAGAGGATTGGATTCTGGCCGAATACGTCCTGCCTAATCATGGCAAGTCCGTCTGGCGCGAGCGGCTATTCCGCAGCGGAACGGCGGCATGGTTCCACGGATGCCATGAGAAATGCGTCCCTGTGGCGCAGGATGGACGCGAATCGCTCAAGGTGCGGGTCAATCGCAACATCAAGGTTGTGCATGAACCGATTGGCAGCAAAACCGGATCACAGGAGCGGAACATTAATATCCTCCGGTGGAGATACCAAGAAGCGCAGCACCTTGCCTTCTACTTGCACTATGAGTTTTACCTTTTAGGCAGACGCGAGGAGGCCGTGCGCTACGGGCTGGAAGCTCTACGCATGGAATCCCTCGACGGCGTTTATCGCTACGAAGTCCTGCTCAACCTTGCCCTGCTCGCCGCTGAAAACGCGCACGGGCAGGATATGCTGCAAAAAGCGATCAAGCTCTGCCCGACCCGCCGCGAGGCGCATCACTTGCTGGCCCTCTTGCAAATGGACGCAGGGCAGGCCGAAGAAGCCGTAAAGACGGCAGAGCATTGCCTTACGCTGGACGCGCCGAAAATCCCCGAGTGGACGCATCGCCCGGACGTTTATGGCTGGAAGGGTCACGCAACGCTCGCATGGGCCTACCGCAGCGCAGGCAACGAGGCCAAGGCAAAGGAGATTGAATCGGCCATGTTGCAACACGGCGGCAAGCCGCGCATCTCGCTACTTCACGCCACTCGCGGAAGATGGTCGCAGGCAATACAGGCGATGAATCTTTGGCTTTCCCGCGCCAGCGATGCGTTCCGCGTGGAACATATCTTCGCCATTGACGAAGATGACGAGGAAACCAAGGACAAGCTGCGGAGATTCCGCCATGTAATCGCCGCAAAGGACGGCTATTCGGTCGGCGCATGGAACGCTGCCGCGCGGGCCGCAACTGGCGACATCCTTGTGCAAGTCGCGGATGACTTTGAGCCGCCGAGCGGATGGGACGAAGGCATTGTCGCCGCCCTTGGCAGCAACGTGTTTGCCCCGCGCATCCTTCGCGTGAAGGACGGCATCCGCGAAGACGGGCTAATCACCTTGGCAATCGTCACGCGCCCTTGGCTGGAAAAGCAGGGGCATCTCTTTGACCCGGAGTTCCGCAACGTCTATTCGGACAACGATCTAACCGCCCGCGCCACAAAAGCCGGGGCCATCATCGAAGCCCCGCACCTCACGTTTCATCACCACCACCCGATTGCGGGGAAGGCAAAGATGGACGCGACCTACGAGCGCGGCAACGACCCCGCCGAATACGAGCGGGCCAAGGAAATCTATGAGCGCAAACATTCCCAACTGGTTTGATTACCCAGACCTCTACTCGCAACTGGCCGAGCAGATTCCCGATGGCGCAACCTTTGTTGAGGTCGGGTCATGGGTTGGTCATTCGATCAGCTACTTTGCCAAAGAGGTAAAGCGGCACGGCAAGCAAAACGTCCGCATTGTAGCGGTCGATACCTTCAAGGGAAGCGCAAGCGAGGAAACGCAGACCAGCATTGCCAAGCAAGCGGGCGGGAGCTTTCGCCATTTATTCGACGCTACCTTGGTCGAGGCAGGTGTGTTGGAGATGGTGACGGCCATCCAAGCCGACAGCGTTGCCGCCGCGAAGAAGTTCAAGGACGGCAGCGTCTGGGCGGTCTTTATCGACGGCGAGCATACGCACGAAGCCGTCCTGCGCGACATCGCCGCATGGAAACCCAAGCTCCTACCTCAGGGAACTTTGTGCGGTCACGACATCCCGCACCCGGAGGTTGCCGCCGCCGTGGCGACCCTTGGCGCATACGAAACGCTAGGCCGTTGCTGGATTGCTTCACGATGAAACGCGCACCAACGCCCGCACTGTCTGTTCTTATTCCGACCATTACGGCGCGGGAGAATGAGGCAAATGCTCTGTTCCGGTCGCTAGAGGCGCGAGTGGCAGGCAAGCCTGTCGAGATCGTGATGATGCGGGAAAACCTCCTGTGCGGCATCGGAGAGGCCCGCAACAAGCTCCTGCGGGCAGCGGGGGGCAAATACATTACTTTCCTTGATGATGATGATTTGCTCTTGGAAGGATATTTTGAACTCGTCCTGCAAAATATCGACGCCGACAAGGACGTTATCACCTTCGACCAGTGGGCCGTGGTCGATGGCGCGGAGGGCCGAATCAACTGCCGCTTGGGGCATGAGATTGAGCCGTTTCGCCCCGGCGCAGTAACTAAACGCCCGCCGTGGTTTTGGTGCGTCTGGCGGCGAGAGTTGGCTTGCGCCTATGCCGTCCCGCAAGTTCGTCGCAACGAGGATGTGCTCTGGCTGCGCCATCTGTGGGCCGAGGCCGAAGACGAAGCGCATATCCCGCAAGTGCTGCACCGCTACCAATTCGACAGCGCAAAAACCACCTTACAGAAGCCATTGACAGAAGCGGCCTAGCGTATGGCCCTCGACACGGCGCGTCTCGCAGAAGAACTAGACAGCATCATTGCTGACTTGCCCGCAACGGTGACTTTTGGTTCCTCGACCTTCTCCGCTGCGGTCACGCAAGGCACAGTCGGCAGCGACATCAACGAAGGCGGATTCCTGCCCTCCCGCGACATCGGCCTCCACGCCAAGTCCACTACAACAACCCGCTCGGTCAAGGTCGGCAGCAAGCTCTCCGTTCTCTCGGCGGGCAACACCAAGACCTATCGGGTCATCAGCATCGAACGCTCGCAGTGCGGGCAGGAACTTATCTTCTCATGCCGCAGTCCGCACCAGTAAGCGAGTGGTCGATCCGCCGCCGCGCCCCGGAGCCTCTTGAAGAAGCGGTCGAGAAGGCCGTGGTCGATATGATGGCATGGGCCTTGCGCGGGTATTGCGACTTGCAAGGGGTCAACGTGACCCGCGCCGATGTCGGCAGCGACTTGGAGGTTCCCGCCGTAGTGGTTCGCGCCATCCGGTTGCGCGAGTCCATCCCTACCGGGGATGTCTATGAGCTAGGGGTGACGATCCATTCGATGACCTTGATGGATCAAGACATGGACGAGGATTCCGCGCAGAACCAGCAAACAGGCGAGGAGTTCACTGATGCCCTCTGGGCGGCGATTGTCGGCATCATTGAAGACCCGCATCTGTTCGACGTTCTCTCAGCCTCACGCAATAGCGTCCGCTGGCATGGCTTGGTTCGCCAGCAAGGAGTGACCACCTCGCGCCAAGATCGCCACGCCGTGCGGTCGATTACCTTCAATGTCCACGTTTCCCGGTTGCTGCTCTAGCTGGTTGACAGAGGCGGCTAGGCATGGCCGCTACAACAGTTACTTCATCCGCCGCCGCTTCGGTGGTTTTCGGTTGCACCGCCGAAACTGGAATTTTGATTCAGTCCTTCAGCCGCGAAGTTTCCCGCGAGAAGGCTGAAGTTATGGACAACGATGGTGACGTTGTTGCCGTTTCGTATTTCAAACCGACCGCAACGATCTCCATCGAAGGCGCGGTTAATGGCTCGACGGGAGTAGCCCTCGCCGCTCCGGGTGTTGCCCTTTCGATCAACAGCACCACTTCGGGCAACGGCATTACGGGCGGTTCGATCATCGTGGACACCGTGAGCCGCGAAGAGACTGCCGAGGGTTTTGCGACCTTTGCCATTGAGGCAACGCAGTATCCGAGCCTCTAAGCCTTCCCTCTAAAACGCGAAGCGGCGGGCGCGTAATCCCGCCGCACTAGATACAGATGCAGGAAGAAATCGCCAAAAATGATGAGGTTTTTTTGACCTCAAATACCAAGCTCGCCACGGCTTTGCTGTGCTTGGGGCATACGCTTCGCCGCCCTCCCTGCACTCGGCAAGTTCGCCGCGATGGGCGCACCATCGTCACCTTCCTTTTTAACCCCGCAACTGAGGGCGCGGTTGATTCCTGCGGCAAGCTCGCCTCGCAATGGTTGAAACTTGAAGAAGCCGATCCCGGAGAGCGCACCCCAGAAGACTTAGAACGGCGCATCACTTGGCTCAAGGGACTAGCCGCCTCCGATGACGCCTTAGAATTTGCCTACGCTAACGCAGGCTGGCGGGACATTTGCCTGTCCATCGTCAAGAGCACCCCGCGCATGGTCGAGGTCACGGCAGGGAGCGGCATGGGCTTTATCCGCGAAGACGCCAGCCCCGAAGAAATCCGCAAGATGCAAAATTATTTATGAGCGCAGAACATCTAACCGACGAAGAAGCCATTAACGAAGCAACGCCGATCCGCAGCGATCTGCTAAAGACCGCCGCACTGGTCAAGGGCCGCAAGCTCGGCCCCTTGACTGTGCGCCCGATGACGGCAGAGACGCTTTCCTATCTGTTTGAGATAGAGAACTTTTTTATTCGGGGCATGAAGGGGGATCGCGTAGCCCCGGCCAACGCGAACGCGATTTGGTCAACGGCAGAGTTCATCTACATCCACTCCGCTGACGAGGACGAGGTTGCCGAAACGATCTGGGACAAGGCCGCTTTCAAGCAGGCTGTGCGCGGATTCCTCGCAGGGCCGCTCAACGATGCCCCGACCCTTGCCGCTGCGTTGCCCATCATCGAACAGATGGTCGCAGAATACTTCGCCGCACAGACGCAGGCGCAGGAGCAGAAGGGCGTCAAAGGACTCAAGACGCCGGGAAAAGCATCCGCCCGTGTTGGCAAGCAAGCTACGTCTCGCTAATTGCTGCCAAAACGGGCTGGACGCACGACTACATTCTGCGGCGGCTTCCGGTTGCGATGGGGATGCAGATGATCCTTTGGCACGATACGGCCAACGGACGCGCTGTGCGCTGGACGGTTTCAATGCGTTCTTCCGCTGACGGCGTGGACATCGCAAGCCAGATGAAACACACCCTTTCCCTCGCCAGCGATGAAGATAACAGTCCTCTCTAACGCCAAGCAGCTAAAGCAGCGCATGGCCGAGTTTCGCCAAGTAGTCGGCAAGGACATCCGCGAATCGCTCAAGGCCCATGCTCGCGTTGCCTGCGTCAATCTGGCATTTCGGACGCAGCCCTTCGGGGAAGGGGCCAAGGCGGAGGCGCAAGGCATGGGCGCGGTCAATCGGGACATTAACAAGGTCTATTACACCGAGAAATCCGAAGCCCTCCTCAATCAAGTGACCAGCGTTGCAATCCGTTGGTATGAGGCGCAAGCGGCCAACGCCAACAAGCGCGAGTATCGCGCACTAGTCGAAAAACGCTTTTCGGATGTTAAGCCCCGCAAGGACAAGTCGGATCAAATTCGCTCCTTCAAGTCTCGTTTTCAAAGGTATCAAGAGAGCGGCAACACAACTGCCATCGGCAAGATTGTCCGCGACATGAAGTTTAGGCGCGTCCTTTTTGATGAGTTCGACAGCGGTTATCACAAGCGCAGCCGCGATCCGGTGGATGGCACAGTTAAGGGCAAGCGCGTTGAAAAAGTTCTAGTATTAGGCGCAGATGGAGAGTTGCAGGCTTACAAAGACAAGGTAGCGGATCGGGTGGGCCTCACAAAAGCAGGGTGGGCCGTCTGCGCCGAAGCTATCCCGATCACGGGGCGAGTCAGCGCAAATACGCGCGGCATCCCGCAATGGGTGACGCGGAACATGGGCCGCGCCTCCGGGCGCATTGTGGACAACAGCAACGATCCTCGTAATCCGGGCGTGAGAATGACCAACGCAACGCCGTGGGCCAGCCAAGTCATCCCGCCGAAAGAAGCACAGAAGGCACTAGATGAAGCAGGGAAAAGCTATCTCGCCTACATGGACATCGCCATCGCTGAGACGCTGAAGAAGACCTACGAGTTGGCACGAACCGCTTAGAAAACAAATGGCTGAATCCCATACAAATTTCTTGGGGCATGACGAAAGCCTTGGATCAACGATCCAAGGACTTGAAAAGCGTCTTGATGGATTCGGGCAGTCCATTTCCAACATTGAAAAGAATACCAGTATGCTCCCGCAAATGTTTGCTCAAGGAGCGGCGGCAGTGGCGGGATTTGCGGCAAGCGTTGCTGGAACCATTGTCAGCATTAAGACTTTTACCACCGCTCTCGACTTCGTTGAAAAGCTCAACAACCTCAAAGCGGCCACGGGGGCGAGCAGGGCAGAACTTATTCTCCTGCAACGCGCCTTCGATCTGACCGGAAGCAGCGCGGACAAGGTTGGGCCTGCGATTAACAAGGTGCAGGAAGTCATTGCCAAGGCGGCAGAAGGTTCTCCCAAGGCCGTCGAAAAACTCAAGCTCCTTGGCCTTTCCTTCGACCAACTTAAGAACCTTTCCCCTGCCGAGCAGATGGAAAGGGTAATGAAGGCGATTGACGCCATACCCAACCCTGCCGAGCGGGCAAGGGCGGCAATGGCAATTTTCGGAACACAGCTAGGGCGCGAGCTTCTACCGCTCATCAAAGACTTTGACGGAGAACTAGCGAAAGCTGCCGCTACTCTAGGAAGCCTTCCGCGCATTATCGAAACCTACGGGCCTTCGATGACCATGTTCAGCAACGCCATCGACGCTCTAAAGAAGAAACCGGAAGAGTTTGCGGTCGGCGTTGTCGGGCCAATGTCCACGCTGCTTGGCAATCTGGCGAAACGATTTGCCGAGTTTGATGCTTCGGGCTTTGGCGAAGCCATCGGCATTGCCCTCAACAATGCGCTTATTGAAATGCTCGTATGGGTCGAGCGAGGATACAAGATTTTGCAAGGCGTCTGGGCTGGGCTTGAGCCAGCAATCCGCCCGGTTTTGTCCGCGCTTACAGCGGCGTGGGACGCTTTCATTAATAGCCTTCAGCCGTATGTTCAGCGCATCGGCTCCTTCTTCGACAGCATTGACTACACTTCCATCGGCAAACGCATAGGCGAGCAATTTGCTTTCGCCTTTGATGTCGCCCTTGGCATCTGGCAAGACCCCTCAAAAATCTTTGGGCTGTATAGCCGATATCTGGATTTCACATTTCGCAAGGCGGCAGATGATTTTCTTTCGTTCTTTGTCACGGCAGTCGAAGCCGTGGGCCGCGCATTGCTTGGAGTATTAAGCGCGGACTTTTTTGCTGGTATCGGAAAGATTTTCACAGGCGCAATTATTCTTGGAATCGCTCAGATTAACTTGAAGTTCTTGGACATGATCGAAAGTGTCCTGCGCGTTTTCACAGGCATCTGGGATGCGGTCACTGGCGAAGGCGTTGCCTCATTTGCAAAACGTCTTTACGACATGATCGTAAATTTCGGCAAAGACTTCATCTCTGTGCTGACAAATCCAATCGGGTTTTTTACGGGCCAGTTGGCTTCCGCGCTGATCGACGGAACAAAAAGTGGAGCAGACGCTTTCACAACCAATTTCGATAAAGCGGCTGGCGGCGTAATCGACAAGGCAAGGGCAGGGCTTGAGGGAATGTCCACCAGCGCAACGCAAACAATGGGAGAAGGGTTTAAGAGTGCAACGGGCGCACTTATTCAAGGAGTGGGCGATGCCGTCACAAAAACCGAAGGTTTCAAAAGCAACATTTTCGGCAGTGCGGAAGCGGGACAAAGGCTCAACGAATACGCAACGCAAGTTGCGGAGAAGGGCAGGGAATACAAAGAATCGCTCGCGCAAGCAGCAACCAGCATGGCGCAGACCAAGCTCGACGTTACTGGCCCGGACGGCATTGCGCCCGCGCTGGATCGAACCGCCCAAACTCTTAACGCAACCGCCGACAAGACCCAATCGGCCAGCGGAACCATCGTCACCGCCTTTGAGGGAGTAGCAACCAGCGGCAATACGTTGAAAACCGCTACAGATGGCGCGGGGCAATCCTTTGCCAAACAAGCCGATGCCGCAGGCCGCGCCCTTGAATCTGGCGTCCGCAACGCCATGAAGTCGCTGACCGACTCTGTGCGCGGCTTTGCCACCGAGACAACACTGCAAAAAGTTGTAACTGAACTTCAGTCTCTCAACCGCAAACTTCCGCAGCCCGTTCTAATCTAGCCATGCCCGCCCTCGTCAAAGCCAACTCAAAGCTCTCTTCCGGGGGTATGCAGCTTACCGCTTACTCCATTGTGGCACAAAGCGACAACTCGCTTGGCATCAATGCCGACTTTGTTTGTTTGACGCGCTTTGACTCAGCTATTGCATCTACTTTGCGCGTGGGTGCTCCTATGCCAGTGGCCTTGTTGCAGGAAGACAATTTTGTCGCATTGTTAAACAACCTGCGCGCTACAACGTCTCCAAACGTCCAAAGTTGCAATATCGAACGAAACTATGGACTTACCACATTTCGTTTGTCTTTAGGAGTAGACAATGAAGCAACAATCGGCGGAGGTGGCGGAGGCGGCGGGAATACTCCAACAATCGGCGGAGGTGGCGGAGGCGGCGGGAATACTCCAACAGTTACAGGCGAAGTAACGACAAGCACGGATTTGCGCTCTTTGACGGGTTCGGTGACACAAACTGTAGCAGGAGACCCGCCTGTTACAAAAAACTTTTCATTTTCGTTTGATTACTATGCGAAAACCATAACGACCGAAGGCACGGGAGTTTCTGCGTCGGACTTTGCTCAACCCAGCAACATATTTAATGTTCGCGGCAACATCAACCCATCTAGATTCATCGCGCCGCAAATAATCACAACGAGTAGGTCGTATAGGAACAATTTAGGACGGGTTAAAAACTCGACAACGGTTTCTGCTGTTTATATTCAGACCGGATATAGAATATGAGCTTGGTAAAATTTCAGCCGCAGGTCGGCAACGCAGATGCTTTTGCAATTCGCGCGCGCAATCTGGATGACAACTTTTCGCAGTTACAGCCCAAAACTAATGGCACATACGGCTTAACGCAAGGAGCGGACGGTTGGTCGTTGGATATTTACCCAGCGTTTCCTGTTGAGGCTACCGCAGCACACTTTCTTGCGTGGGATGCAGGCGGTCTACAATGGAAAAGCGCAACAGACGCCACCTTAAGCGCGGGGCCAAATGGATCGCTTTTTATTACCGAAGCGGACGAAGCCAAATGGTCTGACGCACCCCCAAGTGGAACCCCCGGATGGGTCGAAGTCGAGCGTTGCGATGGTCAACGAATGTATGTGTGGGGAACGGCGTGGGCCGCCCCCGCCTAATCTATGGCAACCGCAACACAAGTGCCGTGGACAACTCCGGGCGGGACGCCGTGTTGCTGTAACTTTTGCAGCAATAATGAAATTGCTTCTTTTTATCAGTTCATCGGGGTTCCTACGAGTTTTCAATCTGCGGTCATTTCCGAAGCTACTTTCGCTGCAATAAAACTTTACGGCATTTCGGTCAGCTATCAGTTCAATGTGGGGGTTGGATCGTTGCAGCCGGGGCCAATCAACACAACAATTCAAACCGACCCTATTGCATCATGCGGCCCTAATATCATTGTTCCAATTTCAACGGGTTCCGTGCCCGGAACACTTTTGCTATATAGCAATAATGGTTTGTATTCTGCTTTAATACAATGTTCCTTTAGTTTGTTTATTCAAGACGGCGGAACCGGATGGCCCGGACAACCAAGCAGTCCATCTCCATCAACGGAGTCTCCCGTTGTGTTCGTTTCGTCATCAACATTGGGCGAATCTGTTATTTTCAGCATCGACGCAAATTCTGCGAGCGGCATAAACGGCTACAGAGCAGCCTTTGGCAACAAATACGGGAGCAGTGGAGCAGCAACTACTTCTTTCACTCTTTTTGGTCAGTCGCGCACGATCACTGTCGAAAACAGCATTGCCAGCACGTTGAGTATTTCCATTGATGTAGCCGCGCCGTGATTTGTATTCCCTCAAAATCGATATTGGATAAGGCGGCAACAATGCCGCTCACCTATTTGAAGGATTGTGAAGCAGTCGCGCAAAAACACGGTGATCGGTGGTGCTTTAGCTTTGAAGACTATCAAGCCATCCGCCAAAAATACCGGGGATACGCCGTCAGCGAAGCCGACCGCTTCCGCGAGGGAGAGATCATTTCGGGGTGCTGCGACCGCGCCGACCAATACTGACACCGCCAGCACCTTTGACACGCCTCGACGCTCAAGATGGCTTTGCAGGCGCGGCAATTCTTCCTCGACGTTCAAGCTCGGCAATTCGTGTCCGGAGCTAATTCGACCCTGCCAGCATCCAGCCCGCTCTTTTTTGAGGAAGATGTCGAGGCGATTGAACTTTATTTTCTGCAACCATCCACAACGGCGGGGCGGGTGTATGATTACCTTGACCTGTCTGGGGCAACCGTAAAGTTCGCGGTCGGCACGACCTCTCCCGCCGCCCTGCAAACGGCATGGTCGGCCATCTCGACCAGCGTGGTTTCGACCATCACTGGAGTCGCCGAGGGCGGCGGCGGCTCCGACGAGGTTCAGCGCATCAGCTTTTCCCCCAAGCCGACCAGCGGCAGCTATATCATCGAACTACCCGCCCGCAACGTCACTGTCGCCAGCGTCACGGCGGGCGTTTTTACTTGTTCGACCCCGCACGGACTTTTTGACGGGCAGGCAGTCACGCTCACCGGATTTACCACGCCAACAGGATTCAGCAACGGATCGGCCTACTACGTCACGGCCAGAACTAGCCAGACCTTCCAGACGGCAACTACTGCGGGAGGCACAGCAATCACGGCCTCGACTTCGACCTCCGGGGGAACGGCGCAGCTTGCCAAGATCAGCACGGGGAGCATCGCTTACAACGCCTCCCCGACCACGATGCAAGCAGCTATCGCTGCCGTGTCGGCCTCGGCCTCCGTTACTGGAGTTGCCGGGGAAACCTACACTTTGACCTTTAACAACAACAGCGGAGGCATCGACCTTCCGCTTGTCACGCTGGCGGGCAACACCCTTGCCGCCGCTCCCGGCCTCGCCGCAAACCTTTCCTTCAGCACGGCCAACATCGCCTCGCTCATCTCGGCGGGAACCACAGCCGTCAACGTCGAGGTCGAAGTCGCAGAAGGGGCCGTGCGCCAGACGTTCCGCACTTCGGCAACGCTTTCCGATGACCTCATTACGTCCTCTTCGCCCTCGCCGCTGCCTGCCGTGACCGCAACGAGCTTCCAGCTTCAAGACAGCGGCGGCGGTCTGTGGACAATCGAAGTGACACCGGACGGCGAATTGCAACTTGCGAAAGTCTAAATTATGAAACGCGCCCTTCTCATCCTGCTCGTCGCCGCCTCGGTTGCCTCCGCGCAAACCTTTATCACGGTGACGGCAGACACCAATCGCGTTGTCCGCACCAACTTTTCGCTGGTGCGTTCGCAGATTTCCGACCTCTCCGGGGCGAGCTTTGCCATCAGCAACATCACCGGATTACAGGCCGCGCTCGACGGCAAGATGACCACCAACGACTCGGCGGCAGGACTGACCAACTTCCCCGCCTCGCTTCTGACTACCAATGGCGATGCCGTTGGCCTCACAAACTTCCCCGCAAGCCTGCTCCGCACCAACGGATCGGCAGGCGCGCTGACTAACTTCCCCGCCGCGCTCCTGCAAACCAACTCCGCGCTGACCAATTTCCCCGCAGGACTGCTCCGAACCAACGGAGACGGCAGCGGACTTACCAACCTTCCTAATGCAAACTTGAGCAACGCCATCGGCGTCCTCCCGGTGAGCAACGGCGGAAGCGGGGCGACCAATGCGGAGACGGCGCGAACAAATTTCGGCTTAGTGTGGAGCGGCCTTACCAACGCCGATGCAGCAGGATTCCGCACGGCCTTGTCGCTCGGCACAGCAGCAACCAATGAGGCAAGCGCCTTTCAGCCCGCCTCCTCCGCGCTGACTAACTTAGCCGTCAACAATGCAGCAAGCCTTACCAATTTCCCCGCAGAACTTCTTCGCACTAACGGAGACGGAGGGGCGCTGACCAATGTGCAAGTCGATCTCAATGCAGTGCTTCCATCTTACAGCAACAATGTTGGCAAGGTGCTCTCGGTTGCAGCCGGGGAAACGAACGTCGAGTGGACAGCAATCAGCAACACCGTCACGGACGGCTCACTTATCACGAACTTCCCGTCTTACTTGCTGCAAACTAACGGCAGCGCGGCGGGTCTTACTAACTTCCCTGCCGACCTTCTTCGCACCAACGGCAGCGCAGCGAGCCTCACAAGTTTCCCGACCTTCAACCAGAACACCACAGGAACAGCCAACAACGTCACCGGAACCGTGCAAATAGCCAACGGGGGAACTGGAGCAGGCAATGCAGCTAATGCACGCATCAATTTGTTGCCAAGCTACACAGGCAACGAGCTTCGCGTGCTTGCCCTTAACAGCAATGCGACTGATGTGGTTTGGTCTGTCGATGGCGGCGGGCAGGCCAATCTGACAAACGTGACAAACACGCTTGCCATCGCCAACGGCGGCACGGGCGGGACAAATGCCGCGCAGGCATTTACAAATCTCGGCGTATTTGGGTCTGCGCTTGTTGTTCTAGGCGGCGGGGCGTCTAATGTTACTGGCGGCAATACTATTGTCGGATCGGGAGCAACCGCCGATGACGGGCTGGGCAATGGCGCGGTTGCGATTGGACGCGAAGTCGTAAGCAGCAACAGCGCGGTTTCTATTGGTTATCAAGCGCGGGGGCTTGGAGAGTTTGCGGTTGCGGTCGGCTACCAAGCGACAAACACAACGGGCCGTGGCGCAGCTATTGGCTACCGCTCTCGCGTCAGCGGCGATGGCTTTGCCGCAGGCGACTCCGCAGTGGCAACCGGGGCCGACTCGGTGCAGCTAGGAAGCGGAACTATCACCAACTCAAACAGCATTCAGTTTCTTTCCGCAGGGGTCGTAGACACAAACGAATGGGCGCGTATCGCCGCGCTTTCGACTTACCCGACCACGAATATTCAAATCACGGTTGTTGGGGGAGTAACCAACACGCTTGTTTTCAGCAACGGAATTTTGACCTCCGTAACCACGCCATGAGCGACCAAGAACGCGAACAACTTAAGGCGTGGCTCATCAAGGCCAGCGTGACCATCGGAGCAACCATGCTCTTGCAGGCCATCGGACTTGTCTGGTCTGCGGCCAAGCTGGACTCGCGTGTGACGGAAATTGCTTCCGATGTGGAGATCATGCGCCCGCGCGTCGATGAACTCTGGTATCGCTTCGGATCGCAGGGGGGACGCAAATGAGCGACACCCTCTACGGCGACTGCCCCGCGCAAGCTGATTTGTGTCTGCCGCAAGGGCAGACCCTCTCACAGGCGTTTCGCTACAAAAGCGATGACGTTGTTGTAAATCTTTCGGGCTTTGTCGGCAGGGCTATGTTCCGCGAAACCCCGGACTCGGCCACGGTTGCGCTATCGCTGACCACGGCCAACGGCGGCGTAGTCATCTCCGCGGCGGGCGGGCTAGTCACGCTTTCAGCTTCGGCGGCTTCGATGTCCGCGATCACGGCGGGCCGCTACGTCTACGATCTTGAGATCGAATCCTCCACTGGCGCTGTAAAACGTCTGGTCGAGGGGGTCGCTAAAGTCTCGCGGGAGGTAACGCGCTAATGGGCGATGTGATCGAAGTTCTAACGACTGCGACGAACACCGTCGAAGTCGAGGCCGCAGGCCCGCAGGGAATCCCCGGCGTTGGTGTTCCGACAGGCGGAAGCGCGCTGCAAGTGCTTCGCAAAAAGACCAGCACGGACTACGATACCGAGTGGGCAACCGGAGGAGGCGGGGCAAGCTACGATCAAGAACTCAACACAACCGATTCCGTCACCTTTGAATCTGTTACCGCCGACAAGGTTGCCTTTGATCTTACCGCCGCAGAAACCGCCGCGCAGGGCGAACTTGCGTGGAACGCCGACGAAGAAACACTTGACCTCGGACTCGCACACGGCAGCGTTTTGCAAGTCGGGCAAGAAACACTTTATCACGTTGAGAACTCGACGGCCTCCACGATCACGGCAGGAACCCTATGCGTCTTCAGTGGGACAATCGGCAATAGCGGCAAGCTGCGCGTTGCTCCTCATGCGAACAACACCAACCCGACTACCATCATTGGCATTGCCACGAGCACCATCGCGGCAGGGGTGGGCGAAGAAGGATACGTTACGCACTTCGGCAAATGTCGCGGCATCAATGCCAGCGGAGGCGCAGAAGCGTGGGCCAATGGTGACTTGCTTTATGCTTCGCCCACGGGCGGCTTGACCAAGACCAAGCCGAGCGCGCCCATCGTCACGGTTGCTGCGGTGGTATCCAATAGCAGTTCGTCCGGGACACTCTTTGTGCGGCCTTCGTTTGGGCAGACTGCGGCAGACGTTGGGGCAGCCCCAACCTCTCACGCGGCCAGCCATGCGGCGGCGGGGAGTGATCCGATAACCCCGAGTGATATCGGGGCGCAGTCGCTATTCACGACAACAAATTACAACATCACGGGGTCTGGAAGTTTCACGCTTACCGCCGCCCGCGCTCAAATTGCCGTTATTGAAAATTATAGCGGAGCAAAGACTGTTACGCTTCCCACAAGCGGCAATCAATCGGGAGATATTGCCGTTGTCCGAGCCAATCCGTCGATTGGAACACTTGCCGTTGCTGGCGCGGCTGGAGGTTCCCAAACTATTCCGACTACGGGCAGCAGGCGATATGTCTACGATGGGACAAATTGGCAGCGCGACCCTGTCTATACGCACGAGCACGAAGCCAGCGATATTGTTTCTGGCACACTCGCCCACGAACGCGGCGGCTTGGAGGCAGACGTTTCGGCCTACAACGGTCTAGTTAAAATCTCTGGCGGCTCGACCAGCGCGGTCGGAATCGGCACAGGCTCCACCGAAGTAGCCGCAGGCGACCACGGGCATGGTAATATAACGACAGACGGTAAAGTCGGCTCCGATTCTGGTCGCGTCCTCGTCACCACCACCGCAGGCGCAGTCACGACTCTCGCGCTTGGCACGGCCAACCAAGTTCTCCGCACCAAGTCGGACTTGAGCGGCGTCGAGTTTGCTGATCCCGCAGCCAGCGGCGTCACAGGCGCAGCGTCCTCGGCCTCGGATGTCCTCGGGGTGAGCGGGGCGAGCATTACGGGGGTGGATGCCAATGCGGATCGGCTTGTGTTCTGGGACGATAGCGCGAGCAAGCTGACGTATCTGGAGGCGGGCAGCGGGCTTTCCATTAGTGGAACGACGCTTTCGGCCACATCAGCCTTTGACCCCGCATCACCAGCCGCCTTGGGAACAACGACCCCGAACACAGGCGCATTTACATCGCTCTCTACCGCACCCGCCGCCAACACATCCGCGCTGACCACCACAGGCTACTCGCTCACAGGCAGCAACGCGCAAAGCCTTGTCGATCTGGCTGGCACTTGGAATACATCGGGAACGCCGAGTGCGATTAAGCTAAACATTACAAACACGGCCAGCAACGCAAGCTCGCTGCTGCTGCAACTGCAAACAGGCGGCACTAATCGCTTCACGGTAAATCGTGACGGAGATATTACTTGCGCCAAAATCGCATCTGGCGGCACGGCCAGCGGTTTTCAAGCGTCTGTTCTTGGCGGAAGATCCAACACCGCATCTTCCGACAGATCAATCGCCGCTGGCGACGGCTGCACATCGTCAGGCATTAACACGATAGCAATTGGCGCAAGCAATACTGCTTCCGCCTCTCAAGGGTTTGCTATCGGCCTACAAAGTCGCGCTGACCGCTTGAGTATGTTGTCACACGCGAGTGGGACATTTGCTGTGGTAGGCGACGCTCAGAGATTTCGCGCTGTTCTTCGCTGCAAAACAACTACAAACGCCGCCGTCGAAATGGCACTGGATGGCGCAACGGGGTATCTGACGATCCCCAGCGGCAAGGTCATCTTCTGCAATATCAAAGTGGTCGGAGTGAAATCGGACGGCAGTGTGGTCGCCACCTACGAGCGGCAGTATGCGGCGAAGAATGTGGCGGGGACGAGCAGTGAGGTTTTTGCGCCCGTAACTATTGGAACGGACAACGCTTCATCGACATCTCTGGAAGTCGCCACAGTGGACGCAGGCGACTACATCCGAATCCGCCCAACTGGAATTGCATCCGAGACATGGCGCTGGGTCGCCAGCGTAGACGCCGTGGAGGTCGCTTATGGAACCTAACGCAATGATTACAGTCGGCCTTGTGCCATCCCAACAACTCGTCTCGCTGCTCACCGATGACGAAGGAAACTGGCGCGATGTGCCAGAGGGCCAGAGCGTTGTGCCGCTGGTGAAAATCCCGAAGCCCGAACAAGGCGCATGGGAGCCAAACGTGGTGTGGTTTGAGGATCGCGTCGAGCGGCAGTGGGTCGCGGGAACGCCTGCGCCGTTGCCGACCTACTCGCCCGAAGCATGGACTTCGACGCACTTCTCGCCCATGCAAGTCAGCGCCCTCCAGCGTTTTGAGATGGCGCTTCTGCAAGCGGGCAAGCCGCTCGGCCCGAACATGACCTCGTTAAAAAGCTGGATGGAAGGGATGCTGGTTGCCTCGGTTGACCCTACGCCGCGCACGTTCAGCGCCCCGCCATGCAGCTACGAGGCTGCGAGCGCGGAGGCTGTGGCGGGGTTGCAGTCTTAGGCGTTTGCCATTCGCGCATAGCGACCGGGAAGGCTTTGACACCCCGGCGAGGGCATGATCGTTTCAACGCTCCTCGGCAAACTCAAAGAACGCAGCACATGGGCTGGCCTTGCCACCCTTACCGCCGCAATCGGCTGGAAGCTAGACCCCGAACAATGGTCGGCCATTGCCGCTGCGGCTATTGCCGCGATCTCGCTTTACGAAGTGTTCCGTAAGGAGCGGTAAAAATGCGCCACGTTATTGCAGGAATGGCGTTATTTTGCGCTTCCTGTGCCACAATGCCGCCTCTTCAGGGCGAAGGATTGCCGCTGGCGAAAAGCGGTTGGCGCATGACGGGCGGGGCGGACTTCGAGAAGAAACTGTGGTTCGTGACCTTTTGGCGTCCGTGGGGTGCGGCTGAGACGCAAGCCGCTATCGCCGCCGACAAGATTGTGTTGCCGTGAAATCGTGGTGGATGCGTCACGCGCTGACGCCGAAACCAAAGCCATCTGACACGCGCCCCTTCCTTACGCGCCTCGTCACTTCGATCCGCCTCGTAGTCACTGGCTCGCTAAAAAAAGGCATCACCTACATCGGCATCCGTGGCGGGACGGACTTCTAAAAATGAAAGCGGTAACATGGTTGAAGAACTCATTCGTGGCATTTCTAAATGGCCTCCAGAAGATCGGCGAAGTATCGCCCTTGCCCTCGTCGGAAAACTCTCTATCGGCGACCTTGCCGAAGTCCTCGCAGCCGCGCACATCCGCATCCACCGCGAAGCCGAAAAACGCAAGTCGCATCGCCCTTCTAACTCAGATCGCGGAAAGGGAACTCGGCAAAAAGGAGACGCGCAATAACGTCGGCAAGGATGTCCGCAAATATCAAGCCGCGACAAACCTAGACCCCGGCGCGTGGCCTTGGTGCGCTGCCTTCTGCGCGTGGGCGCTTGAGCAATGGCTAGACGATCCAGCAAACGTAAAGTGGCTCGCTCTTAAAAGCACTACGCCTGCGAAGTGGAGGCCCAAGACCGCTTTAGCCTATGGATTCATCAAGTGGGCAGAAGCTCGCCCCGCGACTTGCACTGTGCTACCCGATACCGCCGAGCCACGGCCGGGGGACTTCGTGTGTTACGACTTTTCACATATTGGTATCGTCAAACGATCGCTTGGCGACAAGTTCGAGGCCATCGAAGGCAACACCAGCGGGATGCGCGCGGACGGCACGCCGAACCGCGAGGGTGACGGGGTTTATCTCAAGGTTCGCCCGCGAAAGTTGGCGCGTTGCTTCATTCGCATTCGGCCAAGCGGGTCTTAATAAAGAAATGTCGCTCAAGTTTGAACAGCGCGCGGCCTTATTAAAGGCTCGCGACCTTTTGCGCGACTGCCTCCATCCCTCGACGCGCCCGAAGTCGGTGCGCGAACTGCGCGACCGGGCTTCTTCGGCGCTGCGGCATTATCCGTTCCTTGATGAGCGCGGCGAGCCGATGTGGTCGCAGGATGAGTTTAAACCGTGATAGTATCGCGGAATGATACAAATGAGCGCGTGGCGGAATAAGACGCGAGGGGCACAACCCGGAAGGTGCAGGTATTGAACCCTGCCGCGCTCGCCTAACAAAAACACATCACATTTTGTTACTTATGC